GTGAATCTTCTTCTAGTGAAACATCATCCGCATCAGGTGGCGGTTCATCTGCAGCACCCAAGAAAAGAAAGGATGGTCTTCTGAAGAGAGGACTTAAGAAACTGGTTAGAGGTGCTTCTAAGGCAGTTTCTGTTGGTGCTGGTGCTGTCAAGGCAGGTGCCGATTATGTAACCGATAGAGCAAGGAAAGAACAAATGAACTACAACGACGTTGCAACAATTCAAGAACTTTACAATCAAGTGCATGCACCTCAAGATGTTGAGGAAGTCTATAAGGGCAGGCACGGTCAATCAGATAAAGAATATGCCGACTCCCGTTCTCAGGGTGGTAAGATGGTCTCCGGAGACTCTAAGCAGTCTGGTGCTGAATACACCCACGGTCGCAGAGTCAAGGCAGCAAACCCTGGTATGCAACCTGATGTAGGTGGTAAGACCAAACCCAAGTCTCAGGGTAAGATGGATCGTGGCACCCGTGCTGATCTTGAGTATCGTAAGGCAAATCTGAAGAAGGAAGAACTGGAAGCAACCGGTCTCTTTACTACAAAAGAGATTGAGGCAATAATGGAAGCAGAAATTAATGAAGGTTCCTATGAGGACAGAATTGCTGCTAACAACAAAAGGTACGATGCAAATCGTAAAAGAGCAGCACAAAGAGCAGCAGCAAGAAATGCCGCCAGAGATGCTGGACAAACAGGTGCTGTAAAAGGTGTAGGATATGTAACTCCTAGACGTGAGAAAGAAACCTATACAGACTCAGCAGGTAAAACAAGACACGCAAAGGGTCTTTGATACAAAACTCAAAGAATACTCAGGGGGCTTGACAAGTCCCCTTTTTTATTGCTAGACTAGGTTTGTCCCGGTTAAAGATAAATAATAGCTCTATAAGATTATATTATGAGCTATGAGAATCCGTGGAGATATGATGGGAAAGTTTTTGACTCTGATGATATTGGGGACTACTTTGGGTTTGTTTATCTCATTACCAATAAGTACAACGGACGATCGTACATTGGTAGAAAGTATTTCTGGTCGTTTAGAAAACCTCCTGGAAAGAAAAGAAAAGTAAAACAAGAATCAGACTGGAAAAAGTATTATGGTTCTTGTCCTGAATTAAAAGAAGATATAAAATTATATAATAAAGAGAATTTCAATAGAGAGATATTGAGTTTGCATACGACTAAAGGTCTTTGCAATTATGAAGAAACTAAACAGTTGTTCTTAAATAATGTCTTATCTGAGGCACTTGACAACGGGAGTCCTGCGTTCTATAATAGCAACATTCTCGGACGCTATATGCGTAAAGACTATGGTAACTTTGGAAGACACTCTGAAGACGACTCATGATTGGGCAGTTGACAGAATGCACACTCTATGCGAAATAGAGACCTATGACGTGTTAGAATCCGTAGAGAATGCTCATGCGATTCAATCGGAGTTTGCCGAATGGTTGGACCCCAACGTTGAAGACCATGAGATTTATTCTTTGGAATATCTTGGTGACGATTGAGTCACTAAATATCCCGTGCCGTGAAGAGCATTACGTTCTTGTGACGGATGTCGATTTCTATTAATTAAATGTTTAACAAAATTCTTCTTGGCCTGCTTTCAATCTCTATTCCAGCAGCATGTGCTTATCCTTCAATTAGTGAGATTAAAACTCCACCAGAGATTGATGTTTCTGTAAATCAAGAAAAAGCAATCAAGATCGAAGTCATTGAAAAGAAGTGGACATGTCCAACTTGTAATCCTAATGAGCAGTATGTTTTAGAACAACTTCAAAAACATACAAGAATTACTGATCGTAATGCACTAGCAACGATTCTTGGTAATATCAAATCAGAATCAAACTTCTATCCAAACATTTGTGAGGGTGGAGCACGAGTTCCTTATGACAAGTGCTATAGTGGTGGTTATGGATTGATTCAGTGGACTTCTATTGGACGATATCGCAATCTTGGTAAGTTTTGTAATAAGTATGGATGCGATCCTAGTAGTTTAGAAGGACAAACTCGTTATATGATTAATGAAAGCACCTTCCAAAGATATCTTCCAGAATTTGAAGGCACGGGTCAAACAGTTTCTCAATATATGGTTGCTGCCTATTATTGGTTGGGATGGGGAATCAAAGGATATCGTGAACATTATGCATATGATTACACTAAAAAAATGGTATGGGCATGATTAAAAAAATCATTTCAAAACTTATTGGTAATACTATTAAAAAACCAACGCAAGAAAAAGAAACTCAAACTTCCTTACTACAAAAGAAAAACGCAAATTATGTCGGTGTTCCTGCACCCGTAATCTTGTCTAGTGATCCTTGGTTTGGTTCTGCAACTAAAAGTGAAAAGGGAATTGAGTATGAACAAAAAATTGCTACAGAATCTAAAATTCAAGAAGAGCAAAGAAAAGAAACGACTCAAGAACCTGAAAACATTCATCAAGTAATGTATGAAAAGGCAACAAAAAACTGGACTACTATATCCGAAACGCAGGGTGGTTCTGAGAACTTTCAGGAAGGACCTAGTGGATGGAACTCTGGAACTGGTATGAGACAATTTCACAAATGAAAGAAGATTGGCGCTATAGTGAAGAACGAATGGAGTTAAGGCAAAAAGCATATACTCTTCTCTTAGGAAGATTTGGTTCTGAACTTAACGAAAACGGAGAACCACTTTATAGTATGCAAAGTATTTCTGAATGTGCTCATGATTGGGTTTCTCAAGGTAATGTAAATACTAGTGGACTAGTAAAATATTATGAGGCATATTACTCATGAAAAACTTTTTTGCTGCACTAGTCGCAGCTGTTTCATTCGGTTCTCCGGTTTTAGCAGAACCAACTAAAGGATTCTATACGATGGACTCAATGGGTTGCATGATCTTACAAGAATGCACCGACAATGTTCGACGAATCAAGAGTATCGACGATATTCGTAAAGAGTTTCCTAATTCTGATTTTGATCTTGTTGCTGACGAGTTTGACTCGATGCTGGTATCCCTTGATAAGATCGGAGTTATGGTTTTTCTAGGGCACGAAAAGTATTTTCCCCCTGGACATCGTGGTGTTTATCATACGGTCTCTAATAACTTCTATCTCAATGATGCCTATATGCATCGTCAAGGTGTATTGATGTCCGTACTGCGTCACGAGGGATGGCACGCTGCACAAGATTGTATGGCTGGTAGTATTGAGAATAGTTTGATTGCTATTATTAAACCAGAAGAAGAAGTACCTAAACTCTGGAGAGAGATGGTAGAGAGATCTTATCCAAAGTCTGCCGTGCCTTGGGAAGCAGAGGCAACTTGGGCAGGAAAAACCGAAGGAATGACGGAAAAGGCACTTGCTGCTTGTGCCACCGGTAAAATGTGGGAAGTCTATGAACCGACTCCATTAACCCGTAAATACCTGGTGGAGGAAGGTTATATTGATAAATAATAACATTCCAACTAGGAAACAACCAGCCGAGGAGAATCCTGCGAAACTCTTTAGTGTAATAATGGTAGATTCTCTGTCGGAAAATACTTTTCAAGTATGTCTAATTTAACAAGAGATGTGTTAATCAAGACTATCGTCGCAACGGAAATGCAAAAATGTGATAGTCCTGATTATACTCAACAATTAAAGAAAACATATCATAAGTGGGAACACGAATCGAGCAGTGTTCTTTGCCAAAAGTTTAATCAAATACAACACACAAACATTACTGTAGACTTGCTCAAACCATAAATATAAGAGCCTTGCTCTTGTCAGATGCCGGAAGAAGTAAAAGAAGTTTCTAAAGAAGAAGAGAAAAAGAAAGGTCCATTTGCTAAACTAAAAGCAGCTGCCGATGACCACGAAGGTCAGTTGGAAGCAATCAGCACTATGGTCAGACTTGGTATTCTCGTCTGGTCTGGTGGTATTTTGACTCTTGCTTATATTAAACTTCCTGCTGCACTTGGTATTCCTGAACAGAAACTTGATCCTACTTTCATCGCATCGGTCTTCACTGGGGTTCTAGCAACATTTGGTGTTCAGACTGCGAAGAAGTCTGGTGATGGAACGATGAAGATGGGTGCCGCTTCTGGTGGAGTATCTAAGGCAGACTTGGAGAAACTGATTGCCGCTGCAGCACAGACAGCACCTGCTCAAACCATTCGTATCGAGCAAGCACCTATTCAGATTGCAACTGCTCCTAAGAAAGACGGAGAACCACCTGTAATGCCTACGGTATAAAACAATGATGCTACTTACTTTGTTTATTGTTGGTCATATGGAAATCGGCAATGGACTGTGCCGTACAGAGATGATGATTTATGATGAACCAGTTGCTATGGAATATCCCTGTGAATATTATTCTGAACTGAAAAATTTAGATATCAAACTACAAGGTCAGTAAGATGGCAACCAACAACACTCCACCAAAGTCTCCATTCAAGTGGGTAGTTCTCACTGTGGGGACTTTAGTTGGTGTTGCCCATATTGGTGTGTTGGGACACGTTCTTAATGCAACAAAAATACCTGTAATCAACTTTCCACAGGGAGATTATTCATCTTATAAGGTTGAAGCAACTAGGGACGGATACAGAATTGAATATCGAGCAAATGACCCTAGAGTTTTACAATCAGAAAAATCACTTCAATTAGATTCTGCTAAGAAGGGTTTATTTGGTCCTAAGGTAGAGCATCGTAAGGAATATCGTATTGACCAATATACTATGGATGGTGCTAGAAACTTAGGAGGTGGCGTTGACGCCGAGGGAAAGTCTGCAAAAGACATAGAGTGCATCGTGGCGGACGCTGGAGCACGGTCACAAGGTGCGATGGCAGGGACAGCAATTAGTGCTGGTCTGATTGTCCCAGCAGTCACCAGTATTCCTTATGTTGGATGGTTGGCATCTGGTTGGGCACTGTTGCTTGGACAGAAGATTGGATCCAATATTGGTTCAGAGGTTGGTAGTGCATTTAATGATTGCTAATGAACTTATTTCTTAAACCTCTTGCCGATATTAATGATCCTGTTTGGTCTGTAATTATATTATTGGGATGTGGACTTATTTTTACTTTGTACTGTGTCGTCTATATACTTCGTATGTCTTTCTCTGAAATGAGTGATGAGCGACCTGACGAATAAGGATGCCGAACAAGATTCTAAACTTGCTGTTCTAGAAAGTAGAGTAGAAAGTTTTAGAGAAAGAGTTATTTCTTTAGAGGAACGTATGAAAGAAGTTCCTCAAATGAATGAGTTAGATTCCTTCGCAAGTCGTATTGAAAAACAAAATGATGACCTTAAGAATAGGGTCAGACAACTAGAACGTTGGGTATGGGGTGCTGCTGCAGTCATTGCAGTTGGTGCATTTGTGATTGGTATTGC